CATGTTATACCTCCCTCGACTAAAAAAGTCTTTTACTTTTTGAAATAGGCTCATGATTGCCCTCCTCTATACATTACCAACACGCAAACCGAGCAACTTAGCATTGTCTAGCACAAAATACTGTGTTGTGTCGCATGTATGGTCATCTTCTTTGATAACGCTAGGATTGTCAGATTTAATAGTCTTTTCATCCCAACGATACATCTTGTGTTCTTCAATAAATATCTTGTTGTTCTCTGTATTGAGATAGTAAAAGCGACCTTGAGCAAGCAAAGATTGAAAACTGTCAATCATAGTCACTTTTCTAAGTTTAGCGACTGGATGCCATTTCAAACCAAAGTCAAGAAACATCTGGTTTCTCAAAGCTCCCTCGGCGCTATCAATTGTGTACTGTAAGGCTTGTACTCTATACTTCTCGATAACTGATCGTATATAAGCATATATCTCTTTAGATAACTGACTAGGTGCTTTCTTTACCACTTGTCCGGCTGGTGAATAATACCAGGTATCTAGTAAGATAACCTTACCTTTAGCTGTTATCCCAAAAGCACAACAAGCCGTTGCTGACTGTTGATGTCCGCCATCTAGCGCAAAAGATATACCTATCAACCTATCATCACTAGGCAAAGCATCCAATGGATGAAACATACTCATGTTATACACGTTGTTACCTAATCCGACTGCCTCACCTAGATATAGATATCTGTAATAGTCGTAATCATTTTCTTTGATTCGCTCTATATCTTCTAGCATCTGCTCAGTAACGAATCCGAGTTCATCATCAAGATAGGTGCTTGAGTGAGCTAAATAGTTCTTATTCGTTTTGATGCTCTCAAACCATTCATTGATCCAACTATATGGATTTCTAGGTGGGTTGTAACTCCAAAAGAATTGTACAAACTTGGCGCGTGGGTGTTTCTGTCGCATAAAGGTCACGTTTGACTGGTCAAAATCCTCTTGATTACTAAATTCAGCAGCCTCCTCATACCAAACCGCTATGATGTTTCCAATGTCGTTTGACTTGAGCTTTTGAAAGTCATCTTGGCCGTAAAAGTAAAATGTTGATCCTGTCTTTTTGTGTATGATTTGAAACGGGCTTACTGTTTTTTTAAATTTGTTACCCATGCCAAACAAGTTCAAAGCCCAAAAAACCTTATTAAAAACACTATCTCGGATTGTATTTGCTACCTTACGAATAACAACTATATTGGCTGTTTCTCCAACTCTGATATATCTCAGCATCATATAGACCAGCTTCAGTACGATAACCGACGATTTGAAAGAGTTCCGACCACCTTTTAGCACATTGTAAGGTAATCTAGATACCCATACCGATTTGAAATGAGGATTGATGTTCTTCTGGACATTAAAGGTCATCTGTTGCCCCCCTCACATCTTCAGCCCATGCATCCACAATCTTGATTGTTTCATTTGAGACTTTCTCAGCTTCAGCACTCTCTCTGTTTTCATGCTTGAGTGCTTTAATACGCTCTTTCTGTTCTTGTATATCGTATTTATCTTTAGTATTGGTCAGCTTGATTATGTTCTCAGTCGCTTTCTGATTGCCTTTTACAGCTTGCTGAAAGGTTGCAAAGGCCAGTAACGCCTCATTGTTGCCATCCATGCCCATTTCTTCAAGTTGTTTCTTGATTTTACTATCCGTCACATCCAAAGATAAGAGGGTTTCAAATGCTTTTTTTAGATCAGCTTTTTTTCTTCTTGCTACGCCAGATGCTTTACCTCCTTTTCTTTGGAGTTCTTTCTGTTCCTCCAAACTTCGTTTGTTCATAGGAGTTAAGTTTTTAGTTCCATCTCTAGGCAATTTTCACCCTCCTTTCAAACAAAAAAATCACAAGCATTTTATACTTATGATTTCATTTTAATGATAAAAAAGGGGATGTTTTACGCTGTTTTAAGACGAGAAAACAAAAAAGCCCCAATTAAGGGGCTAAGAAGTAACGTAGTAGCCCGGATTCGAACCGGAATCTCCTCCATCAAGGCGTAATCCCTATATACTACTCCCTACGTTTCTTAGTGTAATTATACCACTCCTTTTTGACTTTTTCAACAAGTTTACGCTCTTTTGGTGTCAAATTGGTTGCTCCCTTTTTGCTTTTCTCATGTTCTGCATGATTATAGCCGTGATGAGCATGTGGTTTCATGCCTTTATGCACATGATCTAAATCAATTTGCTTATTACGCTTATTTTTTGCATCAAAATAAACAATACTCTTAGGTGCGTTTTTATTCTTGTCAATAAGTACATAAACTCTACCTTTTGTCATCGTTTCCATTGGGGTCTTTTGTGAGCCCTGCTCATTTTGAGTAACAAACTTTATATTGCCTACTTTATGTACAGTCTTATACTCTGTGCCATATATCTTCTTTTTGTCGCTCATTCCAGAGCTCGCTCCACGACCGCCCATTGTTTACCTCCCATTTTGTCGTTTCCATTCACTAAATGAAATTAGGTAATCTTCTTTTCCTACTGAGGCTCTATGATTTACTAATTTCCCATGTCTATTTAGCGTTCCTGTCCCCATCAAAGCCCATGAGTTTTTTCTTCTTTCTACTTCTGCTCGCCAGTCTTTTATATCTTTTTGATTTCTTTTGTCTATTTTACGAGTTTGAGCTTTATTCAACTCTTTGACGAGAGTTCCATTTTTTCTAGCATTTTCCAAAGCCTTTGAAAACGATGCCCCCTTATGGTGTTTCGGAAGCTCGTAACCATCCCATGTTGCTATACCATCTTTTCCTATTCGTTGATATTGACGAATGGATCCATCTGCCATTTTTACCGCAATTCTATCAATCTTATTACTTCCGCTTTTTGCTCCTCTACCGCCCATTATTTTTCATCCTTTCCGTTGTCGCGTTTTCAAAATAAACAACCTCTATATCTTTATAATCGTATTCCACTTTTCCGCCATATACTACAATTCTTTTGGGATTGAGGCGATTTATCATTTCTGTTACACCCTTTTCCCAAATTTTCAACTGCTCTTTGTTTTGCTTTACGCCTATTGTACTGATTGCTATCGTTGCATCTTGAGGCAAACCATCAAAACAAAAAGCAAAACTTTCCTCAGTTGACCATGATACCGTTGGAATAACCGTCATACCGTAATCTTGCATTATTTGACCAATCAATCTTGATCTATAAATGTTCCATACTTGCATAGCCATAGGCATATCAAGGTATAGACTAAAGTCTGGAGTTAAGGCGCTATCAAACTCTAACAGCTTTTCAATATAAAAATCTGGTCTTTGCCAAATCCGTTCAAATTGATAATCATCTAAAAAGAAGTGCACGCATGAACCGTAATCTGGTTTATTCAAAACATAATTAAAACCTTGAAAATCTTTAGGGATATGATCCACTCCCTCAAGTATAGGTATGTTATAAAGCCCCTCTACTCTACTTTCGTCATAATGAAAAAGATTGTACTGGTTTATGGTTGTGTCTCTATGAAAGTCCTCTGCATCTTCTTCATCGATGTCAGATGCCTCTTGTTCTTTATCCGTACCAAAATCTAAACCTGTTACGGATAAGTCAAACCCGAATTGACTCATATCTATTGTTTCAAACTCAGCTAGTTCTACATTCAAAAGTTCCGCATCCCACGTTGAATACTCAGCGACTCGATTATCTGCTAGTCTATAAGCCTTTATCTGCTCGTCTGTCAGGTTTACAGCATGAGCGACAGGTATTGTGTCTATACCTAAAGAAAGAGCTGCTTTGAGCCTAGTATGTCCTGTAATGATGACATTATTATCATCTACTAAGATAGGTTGCTGAAAACCAAAAGCTTTTATGGATGCAGCAACTTTCTCTGTCGCCTCTCCATCGTTATGCCTAGCGTTTTTGTGATATGGTTTAACGGATTTTATATCCACATACTCGATTTGTAAGTTGTCCATATCTCTCCTTTCAAAAAAAGCTTATATATCTTGATTATAGATACATAAGCTTTGGCTTTTTTACGGTTCTTTATCTAATATGGCGTTTTTTAGTAATTCTGTGTAAGTTGAACGAAAATAATCGTTAAACCACGCATTAAGTAATACATAGGCTTGAGTTGGGCTATAAAATAGTATTTTTTGACAAGCTCCAATAACATTCATGTTCTCGTAGACATAAACCTCTTTTATTGCCTGCAAATATTTAGGATCAGACCCATCTATAAAATCTTCAGTTGATTTTTTTAAATTGGTTAAAAATTTAGCTTCAAGACTATCATTTTTGATATGAGAAACTATAATCTTTTGCTCCAAAATGGTTCTTTTCGGATTTTTCTTGTCCCTCAAAAAATACCACTTGAGCCAATTAATTTCCCTGCGATGGATAACTGACAAGCGCTCTATTTTCTTCTTCGTCATCCATTACCTCCAAATTTACTGCTAATCCAGTTCAAAATAACTTTTCAACTCTTCTTTGAGTTGATCAAATGTATCACACCGCTCAATCATATCAGTAATATCCTGCACTGTGTCCTCTTTGTTCAACGTGTTCTCTGCCACTGCATCAGCTACCCATTTTGGATGTGTACCAGCCTTAGAAAATTGATCTTGAGGTAATAGCTCAAGCAATGCTTCATATCGTTCTTCTAGTGAAGTCAAAGCACCAAGCGTGTCAATAAATGCAGTATCCGATTTTCTTTTTTCAA